CCCCTGCCCAATGGATCCTGGCGTTGCCGCTTCATCCCCCTGCTTCAAGACTGCTGGCGCCTCCTGAGACTGCGGCTGTGCCTGCGCTTTCGGCTCAAGCAAGCCACTTGCAGCCCGTTCGCCAGCAGGGCCGGGCGTTACGCTCGCACTCGGTTCGGCCTTGGCATCCTGAGTTACCCAGTCATACAACTTGCCTCCGACCAGCTTGCCGAAAGCGTCGCCCAGATAGGCACCGGCATCGGCGCCGTGCTTTCTGGCCAACCGACTTGTGGTCAGCCTGGCAAGCACAGCCCCCAGCACACGGCCACCCACCTCGCCGACCGCAGCACCAACACCCTGCGCCTTTTCCTCGCCACTCTCGCCCTCTACCAACGCCTTGCCGACCTTGCCAATGGCATCGACGCGGTGCTCCTGCCATTGCTTGACGGCGACCCTGGCGATCCTGCGCCGGGTGTTACGGGGTTGGCGCTGCAAGACTGCGCGAGCACCACGACGGCCAGCCAGCGCAGTCAACCCAAGCCCTGCAGCGACCACCGCAGCTCTGGCCACGGCCATTTGCGGTGGCGCCTGCTGCAACGTCTCAGGCGACGCATCTGCCGCTTGCGCAGCAGTACCGGCGGGCGTTGCGTCCGTTTCCGGCTGAGCGTTGACATCTTCGGTAGCCCAGGCATACAGCGTTCCAGCGACCCGTTTGCCAAACGCTTCGCCCAGATAGGCACCCGCTTCGCCACCATGCTTTCTGGCCAACCGACTTGTGGTCAGCCTGGCAAGCACAGCCCCCAGCACACGGCCGCCCACCTCGCCGACCGCAGCACCAACACCCTGCGCCTTTTCCTCGCCACTCTCGCCCTCTACCAACGCCTTGCCGACCTTGCCAATGGCATCGACGCGGTGCTCTTGCCATGCTTGGCCGGCAACCCTGGCGACCCTTTGCTGGGTGTTTCGGGGGTGGCGCCGCATGACTGCGCGAGCACCACGACGGCTAACCAGCGCCGTCATTCCAAGCCCCGCAGCGACCAACGCACCTCTGGCCAGGACCACCTTGAACTCAGGGAAAGTCACTTTAGCCGGCACTGCAGCCTCTGAAAGCTGGCCAGTTGAAGTGCTCATCGCCTCTCGTGTCACAGAGAACGAAGAGCGGAACGTACTGGTGAGCAAGCTTGCCCTGAATGGTTTCAAGCGGGCCAACCCGGCGATTATCCGGTCCAGCATCAGGTAGTGCTGACGCAAACGCTCGACGGCTTCGACCTCATCGCCCAGCCGGGCAATCTGGTCTTCATGTTGCTGCCCCTGATCCAACGCCAGCTGGCGTTCGGCCTGGCGTACTTTGCCGAGCTCCAACCCCAGGCGAATCACCTCGCCGATGAGGCGGCCAAGCCGGGTGCCGTCCGCCTGCCTGCGCAGGCGTTCGACATCCCGGTGCAGATGCTCTATGGCAAGGCCCAGGGGGTTGACGACGGTGACGCTGAGCCCGAGGGGGAACACCTGTGTGTTCGCCATAGGTTCCTCCTAGTCACGGCGCGAGCCACCAGACCATGTCGCCGTACGACATGGTCATGATTTCACTCGCGGAAAAGTTCAGCTCCTTGGCCAGCCGCTTTGCTGCGGCCTTCTGCCGGGTCGGGTCAAAGTTCGTCGTCCTGCACCAGGCGAAAATAGCCGCTTTGCAAGCGGCCATAGTCCTTCAGGGCAAGGCCTTCGAGGTCCTTGACGCCAACCTCGGCCAGCGACGCGAACAGGTTCAGCTCGCGCTGCTCGTCATCGGCCACTCCACCGGCCTGCGCATTGCGGATATCGCGCACGGTCGGTGCCCGCAGCGTCAGGCTGTCGACCTGCACGCCGTTGGCTTCGCAAGGGCGCGACAGGCGCACGGTGACGCGGTCGTCGCTCAGGGTCAGCCATTGCGGCTGCTTTTTCGCATGAGCCATGGTCGCCTCCTTACAGGCCAAGCGCAGCGCGCTGTGCGGCCAGCTGGTCGACACCATCGATCACGCGCTTCATGCCCAGCGCGTCGATCTCGTAGATCAGGCGGCCATCGACTTCGAGCTTGTAGTAGGTCAAGCCGACGCTGTGCTTGACCTCGGCCTTGTCGCCGGACTTCCAGTCACCCATGTCGATTTCCTTCAGGGTGCCCCGCAGGGTCACCACCACCGGATTGATCTTGCCCTTGAGGCCCTTGAAGGCGCCGCGGAAGGTGCCGTTGAAACCACTGCCATCGGCCAGGCCGAAGAACTTCAGCGCTTCACGGCGCACGCCAGTGGTGGTGAAGGCCGCTTCCTGCTTCTCCATGCCCAGGTCCATCTCGACCGGCATGTCCATGCCACCGGGGCGGTGTTCTTCCATCTTCAGGGTGAGTTTGGGCAGGGTCAGGCTGGGTACATCGCCCTGGAAGCTGACGCCATCGACGAACAGGTTCAGGTTGGCCAGGGTTTCGGGAATCATTGCCATGTAGATGCGCTCCTCAAGCGGCGGAATCGAGAACTTCGGTCAGCCACTGGTTAGTGACTTCAACGCGGAAATTAGGGTTTTCGGCAGGCGGCACGTCGGTGAAGCGGATGTTCCAGTACACCTTGCCCTGCTCCAGCTGGCTGGCAGTGTTCAGCTCCGGGTCGGCGAAGACTTCGAAGTTGATGATCGCGCCCTGGTTCTTCAGGTCGCGCATGAAGGCCTGCAGGCCTTCGGTGACGTCCTTGACGTAGGTGGCGGTGATGGCGCGGTCGACCGCCCATTTGTGGCCGTAGAGGATCGCGTCCATGACGATGTCCATGGTCCGCACGCGGGTGACGAACGCCCATTTCGGGTCGCTGGACAAGGTGCGGTTGCCCCACAGGCGGAAGCCGTCATCGCGAATGATGGTGGCGATGTTGGCGTTGTTCAGCAGGTTGGCACGGCAGCTGTCGTCGCCATCGAGGAACTCCACCGGGCGGGTGGTACCGGTGATGCCGACGAATTCCTTGTTCGACGGCGAGGCCCAGAAGCCGTATTCGCTGTCGGTCCAGGCGAACAGGCCGGCGACCCAGGCCGATCCCGGCGCATCGACGGTGGCTTGCGCGCCGTTGTCCCAGTACTGCACGCCCGGGTCGACCAGGAAGGCGCGCTTGGCGCCGAAGTTCTCGGCATAGTCGATGGCCGCTTCGTCGGTGGTGTTGGGGCCGTCGATGATGGCGATGCCACGCAGCTTGTCGGCCAGGGCGACCAAGGCGGTGCCGACCGCCTGGGTGGCGCTGTGGTGTGGCGCGGCCAGCAGGCGCGGCTGGGCATTGAAACGGCTCTTGCCGTCGAGCAGCGCCTGCAGGCCAGTGCGCTTGCCATTGGCCTGCACGCTGCCGATGATCGCTGCGGTCTGCTCGGCGGCATCGTCCAGCTTGGCAACGCCACAGGCGACGATGACCGCCTTGGCGCGGTTGTAGATGGCCCGGCAGGCCTTGGTAATGGCGGCGTTTTCGCCGAAGGCGGCGACCGCTTCACGCTCGCTGGTGATCAGTACCAGGTCGTTGGCCTTGGCTGTGGCGCCAGCGCCTTCGGTGAAGGTGTCGACCAGGCCGATGATCGAGGAAGAAGGCAGCGCGATGCTGCGGGCGCCGGTGTCGACGTTGGTTACGGTGACGCCGTGGAAGAATCCACTCATACAGGTTTACTCCAGGTTCAGGTACGAAAAGGCCCTGCGGGTGCAGGGCCGGGTAAGCATTAGCCAGAAAGAAAAAAGCCCCGAAGAGACGGGGCCTCACTGAGCTTGAAGAACGAGCCAAACTGGTGGCTCTGGCTTTGAAGAGGAATCAGGGAACATTGAGGAAGTTGGCCAATCACGCAGATCCTGTCGATAATTCAGCAGTTCGCTGTATTGCTCGGACGACAGCGAACTGCTGATATTCATTGCAAGCTCGTCGCGATGGCGCATTACCAGCCATTCGCTAGATTGCAGCTGATAGTCACGCCACATGCGTAGCGCTTGAATCAACTCACCTTCAGTCGTATCAGAGGGTGGAGCATAGCCGCCTTCGATAATTTTCCAACCGGGCATCGTCTCAGGAGAACACTCTTTCCAGACAAGCTCGGAATGATAGCGGTCAAGTGGATCAATATCGGTAACTTCCATCACCTGACCGTTTGCAATTCGTGCCCACATATCAAATCTCTTCAGTAAGTGATGAATACACAGCCATCGGCGCCCGCCTGGGAACTAGCAATCGTTCGACCGGCACCGCCCATGCCCGGCTGCGTCGGAGTGGAATAGTCACTGGCGGCGTAAATTGACTCCCCACCACCACCGGGCCCACCCCAAGCGCCAGAGTTATTGGTGTTGCGTACAGGCGGCGAGCCCGAACCCAAGGAGGCATTGAAGTCTCCACCCACACCTATACCCCCGGCTGCACCGTTAAATAGAGTGCCCCCCTCTCCTCCAGTCGCTGAACAGAAAGAGCCGAATGACGAGGTCCCCCCCGATGAGCCTGCCGTATTTACGACATTCACGGCTTTGCCGCCTGCAGCAACTGTCACAGTGATGCTCGCACCAGGTGTAACAAGGCAGATACGGCTGCAGATTCCGCCGCCGCCACCACCACCCGCGCCTGTCTCAGGTGGCCCGAACGCACCGCTGCCTCCTCCTCCTCGAATATCAACAAGCACGCGAGTTACATTGGCAGGTACTTGCCATTGGTAGGTACCTGCCCTGGTATAGAGCACTCGACCGCGGAAAGGGAAGTTAGCACTTGTGGCACTTGTCGCTCCGCCTGCAACTAGCGCATAAATGCCGTCGGAAATGCAGGCCAATATTAACGGCGGATCTAAATTTGTAACTGTAACTGCCGCATATGCCGTTGAACCAACGGCAATGTATCCTTTGCCAGAACGAGGCGCGTTCACCCTAAGTGTCCCGGACCCGGAGCCTACCGACACGATGAAAACAGAGCCTTTTGTTATACCCGAATCGGGAAGATACAAGCTGCCGCTCCAACTACCCACTCCGTCCATAGTCGAATACTTTCCAGCTTGCGCCTGACTCAAGGTTTGCCCGTCGGTCAAACCAGCCCCGACGCTTGGCAAATTGAGCCCCAGCTGTTTGACGAACTCTGTTGTAGCTAGCTGAGTGCTGCTGTCATCCCGAGCTGCAGTTGGGCCGCTGGGAGTGCCTGTGAATACCGGGCTGGCCAAATTGGACTTAAGAGCGAGCGCGCTGTTAACTTGAGAAGTAGTGAGAACATCAGTCAAGCCGTAGCCGGCTGCCGTATTTGGATTCGTTGCAGCGATCACTCGGCCATACTTATCGACAGTCACACTGCGATACGTTCCCGTTGTAATTCCGCTGCGCCCGAAAGCCATTTCATACACTTGCAAGCTGACACCCACAATAATCGGCCCTTCGCTGACCAACTGCCAGGCGCTGTTGCTATTGGCTACTCCCCTCTCTACCACTACCAACAATCCCGGGGTCACTTTGGCATCGGTATAGGCGTCGCTGCTGCGATTCCACCCTCCTGCTGCAACCTCATAGATCCCATTATCCTTGGCCGCGGTCTGATTCTTCACCAGCACCCGAGCCCCAGCAGCAAGCGCCACACCATCGACCGTCTGTAACCCGCTCAAGGCGATGTTCGCCGTAGTGGCCGCAACCACCGAGTGTTTGAAATCCTGCCGAGCCAATTCCTCCGTTACCCACTCCCGGGTAGCAAGCACCACCGCCGGATCAATCTTGAGCTGCACATTACTGGCACTGCTCACCACCAGATTCATCCGCACCACCTGGGTACGTCCAGACCCTTGGCTGAGCAACGGTTTGTAGGTCGGCGCGCAGTTGGCCACGGCAACCATGTCGCCATCGGCATCGTAAAGCGCGATCTCGCGGATCCACTTGCCGCCGACATCCGCCGGGATGACCTGCTCGGCAATGATGATCGCGCTGTTGTTGTCGTCCACCTTCAGCTGGTTCAACGGCGCGCGGCGCCATTCGTTGATCAGGCTGGTCTGGGTGGCGTTGGGGGTGGGGTCGGTGCCGTTGGCGTCGCCGACACCCATCTGGGTGATTTTCCAGGCAATGCCCAAGGCATCGGCATTGGCCTGTTTCGCCGCGCCCACATTGGTGAGGATGGCGTAGAACTGAGATGTCTGGTCAACCATGTGCAATGTCCAAGGTATCGATTGTGTGTTCGCGGCCGCCACGCCCGATGGCGCCGATGACTTCGATGTCACGGGGCGCCAGCGGGTAGATGTCCAGTTCGTCGCCGTCCTGGATCGCGCAGCCGACATGAATGGCGCCACGGCTTTCGAGGCTGATGACCAGGCCGGTCAGGTGGCGGCTGACCGGCCGGGCGTCGTCGATCAGCGATGACAGTTCCTGATAGGTGCTCTCGCTGATGCCCGCGTCAGAAACCCCGATCTTCAGTGCGAAGGTGCCCGCCTGCGCGGGAGGTGTGGCCTGCCACCACTCCTGCACCTCGATCAGGTAGCCGAATGGCTCGACCACGCGCCGAAGCGCTCCGAGGGTGCCTTTGTGGGCATGGACGAAGAACGCGGCGCGGATCACCGAACGCTTGATCTCATCGTTCCAGCTGTCTTCCCAGCGGTCCACCGACCAGGCCCAGGCCAAGTGATAGAGCAGATGCGCGGGGCAACTGTCGGGGTTGTAGAGCAGGCGCAGGCTGACCTTGAGGTCCTCATCGGCCGCCACTTCGATGGCCCGCTCCAGCGCAGATCGATTGAGGGGCAACAGGCTCTGCATGTCAGCCACCCCGCTTCAAGGTGAAGCCGCTGCACCAGGCTGCCTGGGCCTTGCTCGGGCGAACGTCGGCCCAGCCATTGAGCTCGACCCGACTGACGCCGTCGATGTGCAACTGCGCATCGATGCCCGAACGGGCCACCTCCACGCCCAGCCGCCGCCGCGGGTTAATCCAGGCCTCAAGGCGGCGCTGGCACTCGGCGAGGATCGCTTCGTACTCTGGGCCGCTGTCGGCCAGGTAAAGCACGGCATCGATGCGATAGGGCAAGATCTCGGCACTGCGCACATTGACCCGGTCGGCGACCGGGCGTATGTCGTCATCGTTGAGATATGCCGCCACCTGTGCCAGCAGCTCGGCACTGGCCTCGCCGTTGCCTTCCAGGCCCAGCACGGTCACATCCACCACCGCCGGCGACGGGCTTTCGGCGGTGGCGTCAGCCACCTGCCCCGAAGCGTTGCGGGCATGCAGGATGTAACTGTTGCGAGGGCCTGCGGTGGTCAGGCCTTCATAGACCAGCTGCACCCGCTCACGCAGGGCATCATCCGACTCCAGCAAGGCTTCGACGGGCGGCACGCTGGCCAGGTCCTCGGCCTCGATCACCAGCCGCTGCAGGCCAACATTGGCGGCCAGCTGGTCCAGGTCGGTGCCCTGGGCGTAGGCCAGCAGCAGCGCCTTGGCAGCATCGTTGATGCGCGCCCGGTTGAGCAGCTTGCGGTAGGCGCCGACCTCAAGCAGCTTGGTAACCGGGTCACTCTCCAGGTTGGCGGTCCAGGCGTCGCCCAGGTATTCGCGGAAGGTCTCCAGATCGGCCTGATAGAGCGCTTCGTAGTCGAGGTCTTGCAACAGCTGGGGTGCAGGCAGCTTCGACAGGTCGACCTGGCTCATACGCTCACCTCCAGCAGCGCTTCGTCGCCCAGATAGCGGCCACTCAACGCCAGGCTGACCTGGCCGTCGAGCACCGCAACGACCTTGACCCGCTGCAACTGCAGGCGTGGCTCCCAACGCCCCAGTGCGCGGGCCACTTCGGCTTGCACGGCGCTTTTCCAGCCCTCGTTGACCGGCAGGTCGACGAAGCGCCGCAACTGGCTGCCGTACTCCGGGCGCATGCGGCGGCTGCCAAGCGGCGTGGTGAGGATGTCCTCGATCGACTGGCGCAGATGATCGATGCCGGCCAGTGGCTGGCCGCTGCGGCGGTCCATGCCGATCATGGTGCACCGCCCTGTTCATGGGTATGCATGGCACTCTCCTGGTATGAAAAAGCCCGCATGGGCGGGCTTGAGTCAGTGTTTGTGATTGGCCGTGTTGCCGGCGGTATCGATGATCCGCCCACCGCCCTTGATATCGCCGCTGACCTGCAGCGCGCCGTCGACGGTGACAGTGCCAGTGAGGTTGATCGCTGGCGCCTGAAGGCTGATCGCCCCGTCGTTGACCTGCACGGTGCTGGCGCCGACCTGGATGGTCGCGCTGCCGCCAGGCAACTGGATGTCGTAGTGGCTGGCCCGCCAGTCGTAGCTGAGCGAACCACCATCGGCGAAACGCCAGACCTCAGCATGCGCGCGGTTATCCGCCGCACTGCCGGCATTGCCATAAAGGCCGGGCAGGAACGTGCCTTGGGCCGGCTCGCCGCTGGGGCTGAGCAGTACACCTTGCTCGCCCAGGCTCGGCGCCCGCCAATGCCGGGCCTGGCCGGCTGCCTGGGCGGGCCAGCGCAGCCAGGCGCTGGTCCAGCCACTGCCGTCGGACACCCGCACCCGAGCGGCAGCAAGGTCCACTGCGACCACCCGGCAAGGAATGACCATGCACGCCAGCATGCGGTCATGCATGGCGCTGACGTAACTCATGACAGGTCCTCTGGCGCGCTGTAATGCGCCTCGTTGGCCAAACCGATATCTGGCGCAAACCCCAGCAGCAGGCTGCCGGGAGGCTGGTCTGGCCAGTTCCAGCGAGCTTCGCCAAGCAGTACCGGCTGGTCCCAGCGTACGGTCCAGGCGCTGCCCTCGAACTGCGCCTGCACGTTGCGGCTGGCCTCGACGAAGTCCAGTGCCCAATGCTGCTGGCGCAGCAGATCCATCAACTGT